TGCGATCACCTCACGTTCCATGTCCATACGATTTTCTTTACTATACGTATAATTGTGCAGTTCAGCATATGCTTTGGAGAGGATTGGTTGAAAATGTTTTTCACCTAACTCCGAGAGAAAGTTAACAGGATTCTTGGGTTTAAACTTATCAATAAGAGGTTTCATATTAACATAGAGTGAATCTGTATCAATCGCAATCACATAATCATCTTCTTTTTCGCATGCTTCAGACATCGCTGCATTCATGGCACGTTCCGACCAAAGAATGCACAACTGACCACTATAGGTAATTGCCTCAGCGATACGCTGATCAAAGTAATTAAAATATTGATTACCGAGTGCACCATACAAAGAGTTAAGCAGAATCTTAATTGACATCTGCTGATTCTCTAGATGTTCAATCTCTTTCTCAATCTCATAGGAGTTACCTTGTTCCTGCTGACGCTGCTTTACTTCGATCATCTTACCTTTGATAACTTTGCGTTCAGCATAATAATCTTTTACAATACGTGGGAGAATACCTGTCTCATCAGTTCGAAAGACGGCACCATTGGCAGCAACATTCTCATTCTCTTTTAGATAAGCAAGAACCACAGTAGTCTCGTCTTCTTTGTTTGTCAAAGGAACTTTATTCAATAAGTTTTGTACCGAAACCCCGGACTTGAAAGTATCTACGATAGTCTCGGGCGACATATTCCACTGTACAAGGATATTAGGATACAGCGAGGCAAGGTCAAAAGAAACCACCCAATCATACATCGCAGGTGTAGGTTCTTTTACATATGCACCGGGATATCTTTTCTTACTCTTGTCTTTCTTGAGCGGTGGCACGATATTGCGGGACATCAGATCACGGTAGATAATCGTTTCCCAGATACCTGTAGTGCCAAATGTATCGTTGAAGTTACACCCTGCTTTATATGCCATGGTCATGGCAAGAGTAATCAGTCCGAGTTTATCCTCTAGTCGGTCGACGAGTTCAACGTCTTTAATGTTATAGTCGACAAACTTTTGGAAGTCATGCTTATATAGAGAGTGCAGCGAACCATACTCATCATAGGACAGTTTCTTTTCGCCCAGAACAACATGCGCAATATGGTCCAACTTATAGGACTCCTGCATGCCATAGGTATAACCGAACTTTTGAAACAGGTCTAGGTAGTCAAGTTGTTGAATACCAGTAACCTCGTGCGCAAGTAGTTCACGATTCATCTTCTTAACATTGCGTTCACGAATATGTTTCCAAGGTGAAAGCATCTTCGCTTTCTCTTCGCCCAGCACTTTAGTAATGCGATTTACAAGGTAAGGAATATCAAAGAATGTCGTATTCCAACCTGTAACTACATCAGGGCAGTTAGAAGGATTATGCCAGAAAGCAAGGAAAGATAAAAGTAATTCATACTCATCTTGGCAGCGGTAATATTTGACATTGCCAGACTGAGGTTCATAATCATACATACCCCAAACATGATAAAGATTGTCAATATTGTTTTTTGTAGTGATAGTAATGACGGGATAATCGGCAGCAGCTGGTTCAGGGAATCCATCGTCGGAAGCCACCTCAATATCGATTGTGGTCGTGTTGATGCTTTCACGGTCAAATCTAATCTGGTTAGGATATACATCATAAACCCACTGAGCAACATGATTTGTATTCCCCACCACCTGAAAATTATCCATACCTTTATATCGTTGTATAAACTCTCTTGCTTCTTTGGCGTCATTGAAGGTGACTGGTGCGACTGGTTGTCCACTTAAAGATTTCCATTCTGTTTTTTCTTTTGTTGGTACGTAATATGTTGGTTTGAACTTAATGCGTTCCTGCGTCTTCACACCGTCTTTATATCCTCGCACGAGAATGGAGTTACCTAGACGATTGACGGAAGTGTAAAATTGCATTCGCTACCCTCTTTGAGTTTGAAGGATCATTATATAATATTTTTTGCTGTTTGTCAACAAAAAAGGGGACCGAAGTCCCCTCTTACTTTAGTTATAGTTGTTTGTCTTCAACCAGTGTTGATTTTGAAGTTGATAAGGAGCTCTGCCATAAGCAATGTCCCTTTGTCGATTTTCAAAATCAATCAAGTTTGTAGATGCGGAAAGATATCTTTCTTCATCAGTCATGCGGGCTTCTTTCCACCATTTACTGAGTGACTTTGTAAACCACTGCATCGAATCCCTCCTTTTTTAACATTTCGCAGATATCGTGTTGAGTAAAATGGTTACTACCTGTACGATATTCATTTTTAAGATAACCTGCTACTTGCCAGTAAGCAGAGTTGAGTCGGGCTTCAATGATGTTACTGCCCACCTTCCGTAAGAAATTCAGCATTACTATTTTCCTCGTTTTTTCCAATTGAAATTTTACGAGGCTGCTTCTCTTTTGGCAGGACGACTTCAAGATCAACAGTCAAGATTCCGTCCAAAAGATCTGCTCCGATTACTTCTGTATATTCAGACAGTCTGAATGACTTTTTAAACTTTCGAGCACTAATACCTTTATGCACATACATATCTTGTTCACGACGCTGTGGACGATTACCAGTGATAGTCAGCACATGATCTTTGACTTCAATGTCAATGTGATCCTGACCAAATCCGGCAACAGCAATCTCTACTGTGAATTTAAGGTCATCAACCTTAACAACGTTGTGTGGGGGATAGGTATCCTTTGCTTGATTATGAATACGTTCTAAATCAGCAAAGATGTGATCGAAACCGATAAACCCATTGCGTGGGTATCTAGTATTTTTTCCAGTCATATATTCCTCCTATTGACTAGCAAGGTAAAAACGAATCCCCTTTCGGGCAATTCACATATATTTATACTCTATTCGAGTTTAAAAGTCAAGCGAAAAATGAAAAAGTTATTTTCCGATGTTATACTTTGGGCAAAGTTCCCACGCATTCTTTTCTTTGAACGGTAAAACCTTAATTTGCCTCAGTGGTGCAACATCTTTTGCTTTATCACCATTGACAATAGTAAGCAACCCCCAATCAGATAAAAGAGTAGCAATCGTATTACGTCTTTGAATATCTGTGTCTTCAAGTGTAGACTTATTACCATCAAGTAAGAATAGTTCTTTGAAATGTGTAATAAAATATCGACCTTGTTTGTGTAGTATATGACAGGACTGATAAAGCTTTTTATCTTTTCGAGACGCAATGCCAATACGAGTGAGAGTTTCTTTTACTTTGAGGAAATCATCTGGTTCATTCAGCGTAATCTCTAACATATCGCTCGGTTGCCAGTCAACTAGATTTACTTCTCTTTCTTCCACCATGATCTACCTTCTTTTTAATTATATTTATTTGTTCAGTAGAAAGTAGTGAAAGAGCAGAACGAGCTTTACTATTGCTATATCCATAATATTCTTTCACCGCTTCAAAACCATCATCCTCAACAACTTTATTCCATTTAGAAAATCGCTTAGGATTCTTCCGTATAGTATTTAGGAAAAAGTCATTTTGCAGTTTTGAATCAAGATTATGGTATATATTCATTTCATTAGCAAGTAGTACAGTATCCGGAAAATAAGAAAACGATCGATTTATCATATAAGAATTATATGCTTTCTCATCTAGATCGTCACGCATAATATCTGTTTTATTGTTGATCGCTTTCACGAACTCGAATGGACTCATTTGATACTCTTTCTCTTAGGTCTGAGGATGAAAAACGATGATCACGTTTATTGTAGTATAACTCAATTCCACGTTTTGTACAAATATTTCTTCCTGTGAACTTACCATTTTTATATTCTTCACCTAGAATACGAACATTGATAGGGAACATATTTAAAATATCTTCTAAATCCTGTTCAGTTTGATATGGAATAATCTCGTCTACATACTCAATAGCATTTAATTGAATATATCGTTCCAAAAGTGTTTGCACAGGTTTATTTTTTTCTGGGCGATCAATCGTTGGATCAGTTTGTAAACCAACAATCAAATAATCACAAACAGTCTTTGCTTCACGTAACATCATGACATGACCAGCATGAAGCAAATCAAAAGTGCTACAAGTAAACCCTACTCTCATGCCACAGAATCCAAATAACCAATATACTCTTCTAAAAGATTTAGAGTATACTGCTCAGTGTTGATATTAGGATTAATATGAGTTTCACCATAGTAAAGTTGTGGGACGGTTTTATGACCTTCAGCTTTAATATATGCTTTGGCCTTTTCATCCAGTCTAATATTTACAATATCGTATCTATATCCCCAACGATCAAGTTTCGTCTTCATCATATCGCAATACATGCAGTTGGGTTGAGTGTATAGTGTCAGTTCATGTTTCATTTCCATTCTACCTCCGCCATAAGTTCTGTTAAACAAGCAACAACATTCAATTCATGGTCCGCCACAAATGCATTCTTATACTGATAATCAGCAAGGATAAGCACGGCACGAGGAATGCTGCCCGATTGCATAGTTTCTGTCATAGAGTCGTAAATGCTTCTAAAAATACCAGAAGTGTCTGTATCTATATTGTTACTTACCCAGCTTCTCATCTTTTTGAAGTCTTTTACTTTAAGGTATTCAATAAGATCATTAACAGAATTATTGGAAAGAAGACTAAGAATCCCAGTGTCGATAGTGCCACTAAGAGAGTAACGCTGACACTCATTAATAACACGCCTCCAATCAGGAGCAAAACGAATAATAAGTTCTGCCAAAACTTTTTTATCATAGGTAATATTCTCCTGATTCAAAATCCAAGTAAGACGTTTCATGAACTGAGCAGAAAGTTCAGCCATAGACTTCTTATTTGTATTAAATTCATATACACCACACCGTGAGTGCAAAGGTTCAATAATACGGTTCTTGAAGTTACAGGTCAGAATAAATCGGCAGTTATTTGCAAACTCTTCGATGAATCCACGAAGAGCAGGTTGAAAAGACTGTGCATTGAGGTAGTCCGCCTCATCTAGAATTACTACCTTATAACCACCTTGCAGTGACACGGTAGATGCAAACTGTTTGATTTTATTCCGCAGTGTGTCAATATTACCCTCTTCAGAACCGTTAATCAAAATCCAATCAAGGTCCAGTTCATTGCACAATGCTTTTGCTACTGTAGTCTTACCAAGACCAGCAGTGCCAGTAAATAACATGTTAGGGATTTCACCTGTCTCTACAATCTGATTAAATGTATCTTTCAGTGACTGTGGTAGAATGCAGGAGTCAATAGTTTGTGGTCGGTATTTTTCGACCCAAAGAAAATCAGTCATCAATATTCCTTACTAGAGTTAGGAAACCATTATATACAAAAGAAAGGGGGCAGTCAAGCCCCCATTTCATATTAACTGCTTTCTTTATCAGCAGTTAGACCTTTGACATATGTAAAGGAGCATCCTTGAAGAAAATAAGATGCATGTTCAAGAATTTCAGTCAAATTGTCATCATCTGAGCGAAAAGTATGCGAAACATCACTCACATTATCATAATCTTCATATCGACGCATTTGAAGTGTATATTCGGTGTAAGTACCACGATCATCATCAGACATTATTCATCATCCTCTTCATCATCAAGTTCTTGCTCTCGCTCTTCAGTTTGTTGAACAAGTTGCACACACTGGTCTCGGAGTTGACCCACAGTAGAAAGTTCTTCACCTTTAAATGCACCACGCTGAGTGATCGCATCAATAATAGCAATGGAAGAACGAGAGACTTTTGTTGCCAAGTCATAATATTTTGCATCATTCATTAGAAATATATTCCTTTTAGTTTTTCTCTAGAGCAATCCAGTATTCAAAAGGCTTACTGGTATTAGTAAACTTACTGATAAGTTTAGACGAAACCTCTACCTGATAATCACCAGATACAAGTTTAAGATTATCAATGTTAATACTCAGTCGAGTTGTGGTTTGTACATCACCAAAGTTACCCGATACAGATACATTATATGCATTAGAACTAGAGTTCTTTACATCAACAATTGACAATTTCACTTTACCTTCACCACCGTCTTCAATGAGAACAGTTTTATGTCCGAAGGTTTGAGAAGCTTTGCGCAGACCAGAAAGAACAGATTCTGTCAAAGTAAATCCTATTTCACAAGGAGGCATCATAATATCCTTGTCTGGTGCACTTGTAAGCATTTCTACATCAGAATAAAAATACTTAATAGAGGAATTTTCACCTTTAATCAAAAGGTGGGTGTCTTCATAAGAAACAGAAGCACCTTCAATCAAACTCATTGCACTCAGCAGTTCATTGACATCATAGATACCAAACTCTTTTGGCATAGGTTCACTTGCATCCGCCTTTGCCATTACATTCTTGGCATCAGAAACAGTGCGAACAACATCACCTTCACGAAAAACAAGGTTTGAGTTGATGGTGCCGAAATTACGCAAAATTTCTAGCATTTGGGTATTCATAGGTATTAACTCCAATTTATTGTGTGTATATAGTATTTATTCAACATCGAACTGCTCTTCATCTAAATCGTGTACATGCAGAGCCATTATTACATAATGTGCGATTTTCATTAAATCGTCACGATTACGTCCATCTTTTTTGCCGTAGCGTTGAGCGTATTTCATTACGTTTCCGAGACAGAAACCCATCCCGTGACCAGCATCAATAATAAACTCGGTAGCTTGGAACTTCTGCTTAGAGTAGTGTTCTTTGTATGTATTGGCAACATATTCTTCAAGTTCACGAATGATCCGATCTTCACTGTATTTCATAACAAAACCTTTGTAATCTCATAGTTAGATAGGTATCTTACTACATTCTTAATATAATGTCAACAACTTTCTTACCGCATTTTACTAAAGTTTTTATCTTTATAAAACTCCATCTTAGACTTGAATCTACCATCTAAAATCTCACCTTTGTGTGAAATTACAAATACATTTGTGTCTTGACCCAGAGTATGAATAATCTTAAACAGATTTTCTACACCATCGTTATCTAAGCTTGAGTCAAACGTTTCATCTAAGATTAACAGATTGGTTGCTACAGAGTTTTTCATCTTTGCAATCTGTCTCCAAGTAAACAGCAGTGCAAGGTCAATACGTTGCTTCTCACCTTCACTAAAAGAGTCGTAAGAGAATGTATCACGGTGTCGTGAACGGATAGTCTCAGAGAAACTTTCATTCAATTCAAAATGAACAAAGAAGTCTAGTGTCTGTAGATACTGATTCACTAACTTATTCATAACAGGCAGATATTGCCGAATAATCTTAGTCTTAATTCCAGTGTCTTTTAACATCTCTGCAATCACAGTGCTGTAATCATACTCTTCAGACAGTTCAAGTTTTTGTGTAAGCAAAGAATCTTTCTCATCAATAAAGTCCTCAAGTTCTTTATTCGCTTTCTTGATATTCTCTTTACTGTCCGAGGTGCTTGTAATCTCTTGCTCTAATTTCCGTATCAATCTTAGAGACATATCAATCTTGGTATTGTTATCTCTTAAAGTAGAATGCAATTCCATAGATTGTTTATTTTGCTGTTGCAGTTCATCAACCAGTTCTTTACCAGTAGATAGTTTCTCTTCTACCTCTTGGAATGTCTTCTGAATGCTCTGCGCTTTCTTTGCAATATCTTTAGTCTTCTCTTTCTTAATATTCTCATCAATTTCCTGCGTACATGTCGGGCAAATATCATTTTCCTGAAAAAATTTATCTTCTTTAACAAGTTTTTTCATCTCCGATTGAAGGTCAGATTTTTGTATTCTTGCATCCTGAAATGAATTACCAGCCTGTTCTAATCGTTCTGAAACTCGATCATATGTTGTTCGGAGAGTTTCTTGTATCTCTTCATTTTTAATAGTAATCTGCTCAATTGCATTTTCCTGAGAGGTAATTTCAATTTGTTTTTCACGAATCTTTTCTTCGTTTAAATTTTTGATATCGCTAATATACTTGCGTTGAACATCAATCTTATTCTTGATAATATCAACTTTGTGCGCAGCATCACGAATCTTATCTTTGAGACTTACAATGTTGTCTTTCAGAACACTATTCATCTTAGAGAAGATATTAATATCTAATAGGTCTTCAATAACTTCACGTCTATGTGCAGCAGCCAACTGCATGAAAGGAATAAAAGAAGATGAACCAAGAACTACAATCTGATGAAACGATTTATGATTCAACTTTAAAATATTTTGTTCTAATAGTTTTTGAAACTCTTTGGCATGAGAGGACTCGTTGATAACCTGCCCATTCTTATAAATTTCAAAGATGTTAGGTTTTATACCTCGGATTACTTTATACCCCGTAGGACCAACGGAGAACTCTACCTCTACAACGCAATCTTTACTATTAATAGTATTGATCAATTGTGGTTTATTGATATTCCGATATGGTTTACCAAATAATCCAAAAGATAATGCATCTAGCATGGTAGATTTACCAGCACCATTTGCACCTACAATCAGAGTGGTAGGTGACTTATCTAAATCGATCTTGGTAAATGTATTGCCAGTGGAAAGAAAGTTTTTAAACTGGACGGAACGAAACTTAATGATAAGACTCTCCTGATCACTCAAACATAATATAGAATATTATATATCATTTTTACATTGTTGTCAACAAAAAAGGGTCGCCGAAACGACCCTTTCTCAAAAAACTCTAAAAAACTTAAAGAGAGTTCAGTGCGTCTTGCATTGCATCTTGATCAGCGTCACCACCAGGGATCAGGCCGATGTCTGCAAGTGGACCATCCTGATCAGCTTGATCTACAAACTCCTCTGCGTATTCAACGATACCTGGAACTACACCAATATGATTGGTCTTAACGTAGAAGAACAGGGAACGAGATACAGGGTAGTCACCAGAGGCAATGTTTTCAAATGTTGGAGCAACACCATCAATCACTGCACCTTTTACACGGTCAGCGTTGTTTTGCAGGAAGGAGAAACCAAAGATACCTACAGCGTTACCATCAGAAGTAAGCTGATCAACAATCAACGAGTCATTTTCGCCGGATTCAACATATGCACCGTCTTCACGGATTTCAATTGCCTTGTAAGTCTTTTTGTCAAAACCCATAGCCTTGTATGCTTTATGGATTACCAGCTCTTCAAAGGCGTCACGTGTGCCAGAAGAAGTTGGTGGACCAAGTACAAGAATTGGACGGTTTGGCAGAGAACGGTCAATATCAGACCACTTTTCGTATGGATTATCCATCAGATTACCGTTAGCATCTGGAACTTGTGCGGATACTGCCAGTGCAACATGCTCACGAGTCATGTTCAGAGCAGGACCACCACGGAGAGAGTTAGCGATTACGATACCATCATAACCAACCATAAATTCAACAAATTCTACTTCGTTAGCAGCACACTTTTCTGCCTCAGAAGATTTCATAGCACGGGAAGCGTTAGTTACGTCTGGATGTTCAAGACCAATACCAGCACAGAACAGCTTCATGCCGCCACCGGAACCAGTAGATTCAATAATAGGAGTGTTGAAGTCGGAGGTTTGTCCAAAAGATTCTGCAACAGCAGAAGCAAATGGGTAAACGGTAGAGGAGCCAACAATGTTGATGGTGTCAGCACGGTCTGCAAATGCAGAGGTAGATACAGCAGTTGCTGTAAAAATGGAAATAAGAACGTTTTTCATGGTTCTTCCTTTATTTTGGTTTCTCGATAATGATGGAGCGGATAGCGAGAATCGAACTCGCATCTTCAGCTTGGAAGGCTGTAATAATGCCATTATACTATATCCGCATAGTGTTATTTAATGATATTAGCAATCATCTCTTCAAATTTTTCGACCTTTTCTGTACGATTAGGCCAATAGATATAGTCCTTTTCTGGATTGAGTTTAAGATTAGATAAGAGAGGTAGGATGGCATTGTAGAGTTTGTTTAGTTTGTCTTCATAAGACGTTGCTGTAGCAGCAGCTTCTTCTGCACTTGCAGCAGTCTTCTGGACAACTTCTAATTCTTCTTCTGAGACTGCGGTAAAACCAAAGTCAAAAATATCATCTGTCATTTACAGTACCTTTAGTATCTTACGACCTTTTTTATCTTCAGTGAGTGATCCATAAAAACCAAACTCATACTTAGTAGGGTCTAGTTTTTCTAGTTGCTCTAACAAAGATTTTTTACGCACTCTAGCACTTACTGTGACAGCAGCATTAAGAGATACCTCACCATAGATAATATCTGCTTTTTCAATTAATTTGATAAAGGCTTTATAAGAATAATTATTCATACTAACTCCAATGCTTGCGCTTGATTATAAAGACTGCGCATATCAGTTTTCAATCTATCTTTGCTTAAATCAGTTCTAATCGCATCTACATAACTATCGAGCAGAGTTGCAGTGTCTTCCAAAGAAACTTTTTTATCATCTACATCGGAAAGAATGTCATCAAAGTTTTCTGCAATCTTCAGTTCATGAATATCTTGATCTTGAATCTTATCAATAAAGTCTTCAAACATCTTTGGATTAGTCTTATTCACAACTACTACTTTCACAAACTTATTGGTCAAATTACGAACACTATTATACTCGTATTTTGTATCGTCGTAAACAATTTTCTGAAAAAGAGTATGAGGATTGTGAATAGCAGTGAGTTCACGGGTTTCTGTATCTAAAATATGAAAATGCTTTTTATCATTAGCATCAGACCAGAAAAACTCCATCTGAGTGCCAAGATAATAAATGTTATCAATACTAGATTTTGTATGATAATGACCAGAAAAAACCATATCAAACCTTTTGAATGGTGATGGGTCCATGCCGTGTTCATTCTTGAGTCCACGCATCATATCGAATCCACTCAATTCAAGATGACCGCCAAGAACGTCTGCTTCACATGTATTTATAAAATTCATAATTTCATCATAGTTGCTTTTATTTATCCAAGGGATCATAGCAAACTTTAAACTGTCATATGTTAGAACTTTCGGTTTTTCAATAATCGCAACTTCGTTGATAAAGAACCCGAGGAGCTCTTTGAGAGAGTTTGGATTATTGGTATCTTTATAATAAGTGTCATGATTACCAGGAATAATATCCATTCGAATACTGAGTTCTCGCATAGGTTCAAGAAAGTGCTTTCGATTATGGTGTAGAGCTTTGATATTAATTGCTTTACGGTTGTCATAGTAATCACCTAAATGAACAATTTGTTTAATGTTATGTTCTTTCATATAAGGAAAGAAAATATCATCATAAAACTTTGCAGCATTATCCAGAAAAATCTCTCCAGAGTTTCGAATGCCAGTATGTGTATCATTAAGAAGAGCAATCTTCATATTAGAAAAAATCCGTCAGGTCAGAATCATTAGTTTTACGAATACGTCTTTTAGGTAACGTAGACTCTAGTATATCCACATATGCATCATCCGTCAACTCTTTATTTTCACTCATACGCATTTTTGCAGTTTCAATTGCCGCATGTGTAATCGCTTTAGAGGTTTCGTCTTGATTAGAAGAACTTGCAATCAAATCTGCTGCAAAAGAGTTTTCAAAGTAAGAATCTTTAATATCTTGCTGTTTCTTTTCTTTTGCAATTCTGCGAAGAAATGCCCAATAGGTAATTTGTGTGAAATATGCAAAGGCATTAGGATTACCTGTACGTGTAGCAGCTTCAATATTATAATTTCGAATTGCCTTCAAACAGTTTTCAACAGCATCCATTACCATCTCATCTCGATAAGAGTAAGAGATAAAATTGGGTCTATGTGATAGTCCTTCAGCAATTTGCTGAAATCCTAGTGCAATATAGTTGGGAACTACTGGCAAAGGTTTATTAGTATCTTCACACTTATTGCATTCTTCAACATATTTACAAACTGCTTCTGAAAACTCTTTATTGTTAATATAATTTTCAGACCTTTTTCGTGCCATAAAAAATAAACCTTTAGTTAAGCATTATAAAGAATATTATACTAAAATAATTAGTATACGTCAAGTTATTTTTTAGCTTGACTTTTTTTAGTTTGTGGTATATAATAAGTTTACTTTACGGGGCGGGGAATATATACCTTAATGGAACGTTGGAGTATCTTCATCAGATTCAATATCCATCTGAGAATATTCTTCTTTATTTGCATCTTCTGTTTCTTCTAACAGACCTTCGATTAATTGCTTTCTGTATTCAGCATAATTTTCACTAACAATATCTTCAGGTGTAGAAACAGAGATAATTGAAGAACCTGACAGAGTCATAACTTTAGAATAATCAGCACCAAACATCCATTTAGTTAAAAATAAAGATTGTTTTATAGAGTTATACCTAATTTCTAAGGGAACTTCAATTATGAAATATTGATCATCTGTGCGAATTACAGTTGTGACAATTTCTTCACCTGTGACTAATTTAAACACACGAGGTCTTTCGTCTTCGAACGCCTTTCCATAATTCTCTAATTCACTCATAGTTTCACCTCAAAAACCTCATAATCAAATTCTTCTTTCTTATATATCTTCATTCTTTCCAGACCATGTAAGAGTGTATAATTCTTTTTTTGCCTATAATGCATGTCATCCATCAAATCATAAAGTGTAGTTGCTCTACCATCTTCAGACTTTCTAAGACCACGACCAATAGATTGTAGAACCTTTACCTGAGACTTAGAAGGTGATGCAAAAATAATGTTATGAAGATTGCGAATATTTACCCCTGTGGAGAACGTGCCAAGGCTAGCAACAATGATAGCATTTTTTTGCTGCTCGACGATGCCACGTATTTCTTCTCTGACTTCAGAATCAACCTCTCCTGATACAAAGAAAATCTTACGCCGCTCATGTGCTTTATCCTTGATTAAATCGTAAAGAATTTTTCCATGCTTTTCTACAAACTGAAACAGCACTAGTGTATTACCCTCTTGATCTAGTGCTAAATTTGTAATGAGTCTATTTCGCTTAATATTACCAACAATAAAGTCTACTTCATAGTGGTAATCCTTACTATTTATAATGTCCTTTGAAACTTCAGGAGGATATTTCAATGCAAGTATTTTTATCTTTAATTCTGCAAGTGTATCATTGTCCATTAGTTTTTTAGTAGTTGTGACCTTATACACTCTACCAAACAAACCTTCTAAAACTAATTTATGACATTGTGTACCATCTAAAGTCCCTGTAGTACCAATACGAAACTCTGCTTCTCTAGATTTGTTCATTAGTCCGGATAGTGACTTTGCTTTGAAATTATGAACTTCATCGCCAAATATACATCCAAATTGTTCGAACCACGTACTAGGTAGTTTATAAATTGACTGCCAAGTTGAAATAAAAACCCTTTGTTTAATATCATGTTTGGGCATTCCAGAATAGATACGATGGCAAACCTCTCTCGCCTCTAATCCATAATTATCAAAATCAGAAAACATCTGCTGTACGAGTGAAGTTGTAGGTACTACAATCAGAATACGTTTTTTATAATGCTCTAAATACCACATCATTAAAACGTAAATAATAAGAGACTTACCTGAACCTGTAGGAGAAAGTAAAATGGCACGTTTAGACTGCAATGCTTGGCATATAGCATCAAACTGATAATCTCTTACTTCAAAAGGTAGTTTTAATTTTTGAATAAAATCATAAACTTCTTTGGGGTCGACTGAAAGTTTTGTATCTGGTGTACCATACTGATTATCATAATCAATTTCAACCTCATAATTTCTAGGAGAGGTAAAGTCAGACAAATATTCCCATAAACCAACAGGAAGTTCATTATTCCGAACATTAAATAATCGTGTTTTACCATCCCATCTACCATTCTTGTATGATGGCATATATTTGTATCCGGGAGTTTCAAATGAAAAGAAATCATTCAACTCATTTGCTACATGAGGTTCACATTGAATTTGTAATGCGGAGTAGTTTTTTTGTCTAACTAATAAGTCTGTCATTATCCACCAGCTTCGAAACGTCTCCAATCAATCATATTCTTGATTGTGGAGTGTCTCCATTTCAAGTTATTAATTATTTCATCTAGTGTATCTAGTATAGTTTTATAGTAGACAACTTTCTCTTCTGATGCCTGAATGTCAGTATCAGAGTCATAATAATGATTCATGTCTCCTTTGAGAACTTTTAACCCATTGAAGGGGTCAAACTTCCAACCCTTCTCTTGAATAGTCTCTGGATCCATCTTACCATTATAATATTCCCACTTCTCTTTTAGAAGCGTTTTCTGATCAAGTTCAACTCTCTTGAGTTTAAGTTTCGTGAGCGAGTAAAGTTCCAAGTACTTGGCGTGAAGGGATGGTGTTTTCCTAGATTCATCGTCAAGACTAAGTTCAGAAATTTTGCAATCATTTTTCCACATCTCCAGTATGCTTTGTAAGTCCAGTTTCATTATAAAATATCCTCAATTTACCAGAATCCTAATGTCCTGCCATTCCCAGCAATAATAAATACACAGGTCAATATGTGTAAAACTATCCAAAAGGTTCTGAATAATAATGCTCTATATACGTCTACCATTTTAATTGGTAAGTCTGTTGGTTTGTCTTCATCATGTACTCCAATGGGCATACCAACAGTTCTAGCCCAGAATACAAGCCATCTTTTTTGACTATTCATATATTATACTATATTATCCTCTGATATCAAAGCTCGTAAATGAAAAAGATCCATCAAATGTTAAATATTCTACACTTGAAGCGATAGAGGTTAATTGAAGACCACTTAAAGATGTTGGGTTGCACCCTTTATATAAAATTCTTTTATTTTCATTATTATGACTAGAAAGAATCGAAATAGAAATATCTGCCTGTGTGGGCACCTGCGGATTAACTCTTTGAGTCCTTCCCTGTTGAGGCACAAAGTCATTGTTTACAATACCTACCATCCAATTATATAGTTCAGTATAAGACTCAATTTCTTCATCTAAGATAAAAGAAATTCCAAGTTCGGAATATCCCAATGCATCTCCAGGAAAGTTTACATTTTCAATACGGGGATATGGAATGTTTGGTCCAGTCAGAGTAACATCTGGATGGTTTATCGACTGAGCAAAGAATTCTAAATTAGGATAATTTTCTCTACTAATGACAATTTTAAATCCTGTGGGTTGCAAGTAATTCTTATTTGCGGTTAATGTCATTTTTTACTCCAAATAAAAAAAAGGGGGAGCGTTTGCTCCCCCAGTATTTATATTGGCAGTTATAGTTATTATTATGCCAAGATGTTGTCTACACGGAAGATACGGTAGTACTGATTGGTCTTAACTGGAGCCAGACCATCAGAAGGAGTGCCACCTACGAATGGGTTCGAAGCCATGCCGTAACGTGTCTTGAATCCAATCTTAGGCTGGAAAGTGTTCTCACCAATTGCACGAACCATAGTCAGAGGCACGTATGGACAGTAGAATACACCAGCGTCGTATGCATTGGATCCCTTGTAACCAACAGTTACATAGTCAGAAACTGCATATGGGTCAATGTATACTCTGTGCTTGCCGTTCAGAACACCAGCAAAAGTGTTGCCTGTGTCATCAACGTTAAGGTTAGCATTCAGTGCAGGAGTGTAGTCCAGCATGCCAGCAGCAGCCATTGCGGATGCTACGTCAGACGAACAGATGATGAAGTTACCACGGCCACGTCTTGTGTCCTTAGCAATCTGGTTTGCTTCACGCTCGAGCTGGAAGATCAGTCCTTTGAACTTCTCTACCGACCAACGACCGTCAGCATCTACGTTCAGGTCAAAGATACCCTGAGTAGAAGTAGAACCAGTTACAGTAGTAGCACCAGTCTTTGCTTGGGAGTTAATGGTACGAATCACTTCACGGTTAATTTCCGCAAGGATTTCAGCAGACAGAATGTTAGCGAGTTCTGTCTCAGCGTCAAGACCGTGGATTGCTTTCAGGTCTTGTGCTAGTTCCATTGTGTACTCAGCCTTGAGTGCACGGGACTTAGCAGTTACTGTTTGCTTTTCAATGGTGAAACCCATTTCAGCGAATGCGGAGTTAGTTCCGTCGCCAAGACCTTCTGCATCAGCAGTAGGCATACCAGCACCAGCAATAGAAGTTTGTCTAGCATCATCACCAGTTGAGTCGGAGTCGTAGTTAGTACCAGACAAACCAGCTGGATCAGCTGATGTGGAAGCAGTAGACTGATTGAATGCAGAGTCACCAGAGAAACCAGTGAGTGCTTCGTCGAACAGTGCTTCGTCACCAGAAGTAGTGCCAGCACGAGTAGTCTTATAACGGGACTTCATCGCAAAGATGAGACCAGTTGGACCAGTCATTGGTTGTACACCACATACATCGTATGCAATCAGGTTAGGCATAGCACGACGAACCAGAGAAATCAGTACTGGATCGAACTTATCAACATTTGTAGTTTCTGTGCCATACTCGTTAATCATGCCAAAAGAAGACTGAGAAGCTTCTTCACGCATTGCTTTTTCTTGGTTTTCAAGGATTGCCGCAGTTACTTGCTTGCGGTAATGATCGGAAATTGGACCAGCAGTTTCTTCATTCAGTACTGGTGCCCACTTTTGTACGAGTTTATCGTAAGAAGTATTGGGAGTCATAATTGATACACCTTCTTTCTTATTTTTGTTTGTGAGTTTGTCTCAGTGCAGAAACGTAGCGAGCCATAGAAGCAGGAACTTCCTCTTCTTCTACAGACTCATCAATTTCTTCACCTACAACAGATGGAGTTTTCTTAGTGAAGTACGATTCCTTGATGGTAGATACCTTCTGAGCGAAAGTTTCTTCATCTTCGAAATCAATATCTTCAGCGAGGGATTTCAACTTCTCTACCTGTGTTTCAGCCAGATCACGGGAATATTCACGGATGATAGCATCACGCTTCAGTTCTTCCAGTTCACCGTTCATACGGATAGATTGTTCTGTGGTTTCATTGAGTTTTTCTTCAAGTTCACGAACCTGAGTTCCTAACTCATCAACCAAATCAACTTTGGACTCTGGTACGTCTACATAAGACTCAGTGAACAGGTTCTTAAGACCGTTCATAAAGTCTTCTGCAAGTTCAGTGCGGAGACCATGCTCGATAGCGAGTTTGTTCTCTTCCATGAACTTTTCTACAACGTAGTTCAAGTATCCGTCGATTTGCTCTACCATCTCTTCACGAGTGGTTTTGAGTTCTTCGTCAAATTCTTCTTGAAGTTCAGTTTCAATGCGATCAACTTCTTCAGAAATTTTGGATTTGATTGCTGCTTCAAAGATAACAGCTGCCTTATCCTTAAATCCTTCGGAAAGAGTTGCTTCAGACTCAACAAGAGCGCCAAGATCAGCAGAGAAATCAATCTCTACAGATTCCATCTTCTTCTTTTTGCCATGAGACATTTCTTTCATGTCATCATCCTTTTTATCAGGATGAGCCATAGCATTCATCATTTTATCGTAAGAAGCCATAAGGTCTTGTTTCCGCATAGCATTCATTCTGCCATACATCGCACTGATCATACCAGCTTTAGTCTTTGGCATTTGCTCGCCTTTATTAGCGACACCACCGGGGACTGCAGCCTGCTTAGTTGCATCGGATGCTTTATTTACAGAATCGACAGCAGCCTTTTCTGTTTCCACACCATCTTTTGCTTCAGACACTTCATCAGTCTCAGAGTCTTCGGAAATATCTTCCTCAATAACCTCTTCAACAGATTCAATGTCATCATACAGTTCTTGTTCGGACATTTTTTATCTCCTATTAAAGATTGATCTTAGAGAGGAAATTCTTAAACTCCCGAATCTCAACCGCACTGCGGTCAGACCTAGAAGCATTTTTAATTTCAGTCTCAATTCTTTCAAGTTCTTGGGCTTCCAAGACACCGTTATTCCAAATCCACTCCACACCTTCCATAATTCCATTAACGAAAGCTGATGGTGCAGATGGATCTTGTACGATATCCACGGTGTTTAAAACAAAGTCTTTACCGACCATGTTCACTCCACCCTTTTGCTCAAGAGTTCCCATTCCACGAGTTGAAACACCTAGCTTAACACCACCATCTAAGAGACCTTTCACAATCTGACCATTCGGTGTATCAAGAATAAGTGCCTTTCCCATCACATCATTGCCGTTCCACTTGAGTTCGGTGATGCGGTGAGATACTTTATCTAAGTTAATAATAGGACCAGCGGGGTGATTCAGTTCACCAACTGCTCTTTGAGTTTTCACTTGCTCCGTATCATACTTAGAAACTGCTGATTCCAAAATTGCTTTTGGATAAATTCTTCCATTGCGGTTCTTCTGTTCTGCTTGGGCAAAGATACCTTCAATGATGTAGTTCTTACCGCCGCCTTCTTTAGCTTCGACAATGTAAGAAACTTCTTCTGTATGTTCTGTGATCAGTTTCATTTGAATCTACCTTTTACCCATCATGCTGCCGAATTGTTTGGCAGCTCTCATTGCTTCTTTTTGAGAATCAAAAGTATCAACTACTTGATTATTAAACATCAAATTAAATTTGCCTTTATTATTCATAGTAACCATTGTCTCAACACCCTTTACATCAAAGACCTTTACGATCTTGTGACCACGTGGAGCAATATTTTTAGCAAACTCTTTAAATGTCTTCATCTTCTGTTTCTACTTCTACTTGCTCTTCTTCTTCAGTATCATCATCAGTTGCATTATTAAAAACTTGATTGGCGACTCGTGCTTTCTCATCACCCAAACGTGATGAAAGTTTGTCATTAAGCAATTCATTAAACTGCTTTTCTGCTTCAACAAAGTTTTTAGTTGTAACATTATTTAAAAAATCAACAATTTCAGTCATTTACTTTATCCTATTAAAATAATTCAATAATATTTATAATAATTTATTCTTCGGGGTCAGGTTCTGGGATTTCACCAGATTTCTTTTCATCTTCCATATCTTTTTGCATCTTCTTAGTATCATCATCTGTGAACATCAGAACATTTTTCTGGACCCATTGCTTAGAATAAAATGTGCCAAGGTATGGTTCGATTTCTCTCAACATGTTGACTCTTTCACGAAGAATTTCACTTTCTTTTAATTCTGTGAAATAGTTATCTGTGATAAAGTCAATTACGATGCTTTTTTTCCATGTATTCCAATCTTCTTCTGTAATAATACCTTTAAGCATCAATTGCTTTTTAAGGATATTTGTAAACAGTTCAGAGAATCTGAGACGTAATCTATCAATAAATTTTTGGAACTTATACTCATCTCTAGTGATTTCAGATGCTCTTCCAAGTAATCCACCAGATTGTTCTTCAGGGTTAATACGTCCGACAGGAACATTCAAAGACTTATATACTTTCTTTTGAAAATATACGATGTCATCAATTTCACCTAAGTTCTGACCACCGGGAAGTGTAGAAATCTCTGTGCCTCTACCACCTTCACGTCTCGGTAACCAAAAGTCTTCAAGCATAGACATATGCTTTTGATCATTTTTAAGATCACCAGTGTTTGCATCATAGACAAGTTTGTTTCTGTATCGAGCCATAATATCTTTAAGATATTGCTCTGCTTTACCTCGAGGTAAGTTACCTACATCAATATAAAAAATACGTCTTTCAGGTGCTCTTGCTAAACGATAGATTACCAAAGCATCTTCCATCATACGCAATTGGTTGATTGGTTTGATTGCTTTATGTAAGTAAGAAACTACTTTTTTTCTTCCCGAATCTAATAACCCACTTGTTACATAACTAACTGAATCGGGAGATAATTTTACAGCAGAGGTCGCTTTAGAATTACCTCCACTTTGAATACTATGTGCTGCAGCTCTGTCTTCACTGTAAATATAATATTCGTCAACCTTTTTGACGATGTTTGCGCCAGAAACAGGATCTTTTTCTTTTTTGACCTCTTTTACTTTACGAATCTTAGTAGCATCAATAGGTCTTACTTCTTGAATTCCAGTTTGTGGACTCTTTGGGTCTATTACCAAGTGATGGTAAATACGTCCATCTACGTAGTATCTGCGAAAAATATCATGCCCGTAGTTTTGAAAATCTAACATTCCACAGATACTTTCAAACTCTTCTTTGATTTGTTTTTTGATAGAGTCTGAAGTTTCAACATTATCTAAGTTAATCTCTACAATATCGTCTTCGCCAGAAATTACTTCATTTACAATATCTTCAATTGCAGCATCAACTTCGGGATGAGTTGCTAAGTCTCTATATTTTGTGATTAAAGATTTATCGTCTTTTGCTTGATCTCCACTCAGATCAATATATGATCCATAATAACTTCCAGATGCTGTAACATAACCAGCGCCATCATCATCTAATGGTGGTACAATAGAAGGTAACTGTTCTTTGCCTTTTTGTTTATTCGCCCGTTTAATTTCAAAACCAAAGACTTTTAAACTGTTGGTATCTTCTGCCAAAATGCCTCTCCGAGTAAAAATAATGGGGGATAGTGGATTCCATCCCCCATTTGATATTTATAACTACTTTAACTAGTTGTGTCAGATTCCCAGTACTGAACTTGGAACGTAACACTGAACTCTTCAATCGCAGCCGCAGGATCGTACGCCAGATCGATAGGGTCAATGTTAGTCGGGAAAGTGCCACGGAAGTTATAAGTTTTGAGTGTGCTTCCATCTCTGTCGAGTTGCTCTACCACCAAGTCTGCTTGATAATCAATAGGATTATTCAGACCAGTGTTAGCAGAGTGTGCATTAATACCATTCATCCAACGCTCCATAGCATTACGGACGTTAAAGTCGGTATCGTTAATGATGGTTGCTGTCCATACATCAAACGTACGGTCACCAGCAATTTTCAGTTCACGACCACGGAATGGTACAATGATTTCAGACATGATAGAACCGGGCAACTGTGCTGCCCGACACATGAAAGATGTAAGTTCTACATCTCCGTTTGCATAACCTGGAAAGTTGATCGTTGCTTTGAATAGATTGGGTCTAGCACCGCCACCTTTCAGTTTTGCCTTGAAGTCATCGACTCCTAAAATAGCCATCTTTTATATCTCCTTAGTTAAGCGGTTTAGAATGACAGACCGACTACTTCATCAAAGTCTACACCAGTTCTAGTAGCAACAAAGTTAAGAGTAACAAAGTTGATAGAACGTGCAGGTTTGATAAAGACAGTAGCAATAAATTCATTGCGATCAATAATTTCAGGTGTGTTGTTTGTTTCGTCACAAACCACTCTGAAGTCAGTGATACCACGACGACCCTTTACTTCTCTTAAGAAAGGTTCTACAATGTTTACAAATTCTGCTCTGGTAAATTCATCGTTGAATTCAAAAAGCACAGAACGTGCAGCACTAGAGATTGCTCTTTCGAGAGTAAGGAAAAGACGACGAACGTTAATTCTGTCAAACGCAGAAGGTCTGTTCAACATTGTCTTATCGCCAAAGAGTGTAATACCTTGACCCGGTAAGTTTGTGATTGGATTTACACCTGCTCTATAAAGTGTGTCTCTTTCTGCTTTATTTGGTGAGTGTGCAAGTGCAGTCACACCAAAGTACGTTCCACGACGAATACCAGCAGGAGAGAACCATGGTGCTTGATTAAGGTCAGTCTGAGCCATCAAACCAGCAGTTGAAGAGTTTGCTGGAATATTGATAAATTCATCATTATACTTATCAAATACCTTGATATAGTTGTTATCTAAGAAAAGATAAGAACTTTTTGTAAGTCCATTGGCAAATGATACTGTATCTGTCACTGGAGTAGTGGTATCAAGTACAGCACGTTTTGGTGGAGAAGCAACAACTACACAATCTTTACGAGTTACAGCAGCAGTTGTCACAAGATTATTAACGATAGTTGTATGGTTTGTTGTGTCTTGTGCAGTAGAACCTGTGGTCGGAGGAGCGATCAGGAAATCTACCTGAAAAGTGTCTACATCGTCAACTAAGTTATATCCACTGGTAATTTCACTAGTGGAAAGACTAGAAACGTTTGCGCCACCACTAAGATTAACTGTCTTAGTTGCAATATTACTAGTAAGAGCAAAGTCATCACCAGAATCTGCTACATCCGTACCAGCACCAGCAGCTCTATAGTCAGAGTCGATATTTGCTGCATCTACTAACCAAACATATCTAGATTGATTATTAATTACGTCAGCAATATAGTTGGAGGAACCATCTGCGTTTTTAGCGTCGGAAGCGAGAGAAAGGAATGGGAAAGTTTCGAGAACTTCACCTTTAGTTCCACTAAACTTGCCATCTTTATCAATGATTGCAACGTGGACTTCATCATTCGAAGCATTTTTACCAGATGCATATGCAGAAGTTCCGGGTGCTGCATCAAACTTTAATTTATGGGCCCAGTTATCAAATGAAGAGTCTCCCAGATCGAATGGGCACAGTTCAACAGATAAACCATTGCCAAGATCGCCGGGATATTTTCCGATGAAGGAGTGAGCAGAGTCAGTTCCAACATTTAATGAGGTGATTTGATCTTCAAAGTTTTCTCTGTTCTTTACAATATTACTTCCAATCAAAGAACTTCTTGTTCCATTAGAATCGTATGAGTTACCGGCAGTAGAATCTACAGTACGGATTAAGAAAAGTTCACTAGAATATTTACTAAAGTAAGCAGCAGTATGAAAATCTACTGAGTTATTTGTATCAGGTGTGCCAAATAAAGAAACAATTCTTGCTTCATTATCGACAGCGGTCGGTTTATCAACCGGACCCCAGCGGAAGTTACCTACGAACACACCCGTCGATGTGCCAACGTTAGGGACAATACCAGTGAGGTCGATCTCACGGGTTACTACGGCTGGAGACTGAGAAGGCGTGAAGAATGCCATTGTGTCTTCCTTTTTTCGTTTGAATTAATAATAAGTTACCCATGATAAGAATAGTCAAAACAATAATATTATTTATAAATTATTGATCTTAGAACATTTCTGTGGGAGTCGTTACCCAAATATCCCCGTCAGAGATTTCTCTTTCTTCCACTTGCATTCCATCATCAATAATACCTACTGGTGTAATCTCATCCTCTATCGATTTTATTTTTTCTTTATATAGCATTTGTTTCATTGTCATATCAGTTTGATTCACAAAAGACTCTGTGCCAACATACCATGCAAACATAACTAGATTCATCACTAAATCGTCATGATTACCATTAGATGCTTCAAAAGAGTTTCCTCTCGCCTCAAAAGTGGAGCATTCACTAATTGTATCTAAGTCAACAACATGTAGTCTCTTTTCTTCAATCAAGTCTTTAAGATTAGAACAACCAATGCGTTTCACTTTACGATTCATAGTCATACCAATCGCACCTGCTTTAATCATAGACTCTACATGCATATTTTCATATTCAATATCATAGTAAAGTCCATTTGCAACTACAGAACCTGCATCATTTGATTCAATAATAACATATGCTTCATTATATTTCTTTGCCCACTTGTGAATAACATCAGGGAAAAGAATAGGTGATACCATGTTATTTTTATAACAAGCAACCTGTTTAAATGGGTTAGTTGAAATATCAATAATATTAAATGTAGAGTAATCTTGCCCACGACCCTTTGCTACATCTACTGTCATAATATAATCATGCTTTACTTTTGGTTCTTCATAGACTTTTATATTATCAAGGACAGTAATAGGGTTTACTGCTTTCATATTCATTAATGCATCAGCAGAAATGAGAGTATTACCTGTGCCAAAAAAGGTATTTCCAAATTCTTGCTGAAACTGTAGTTCAGAAGTATTTGAGATCGTTTGGCGTTTCCACTCTTCATCTCGTCCCGGAACGTCCCACCAGTCCACTCTGAAGGGTTTAAATTCATTTGTTGACTGAATTGCACCCTCATAAATTTTATGAAAGATATTTCCGATACCATTAGCAGTAGAAGTAATAATAACCCTAGAAGTTTTGCCAGATGAGATAACAGGATAGGTAGAGGTATAGAAAGTAGCAGCATCATCCACAAATGCAAACTCATCTAGGAACAGAAGGTTTACAGACAGACCACGAATAGAAGAACCAGAGGTCGCTGCTGCAATAATACGGGAGTTATTACTAAATTCTAAAGAACCTTTGTTGAGTGCTTTAGTGCCGGGTTGTAAAAAGAATGGAATATTCTCAAGTGCAAGAGTAATACGAGAAAGCATCTCTCTAGCAGTTGCACCTTTGTTTGCCAGAACAGCAATCGTCTGATCAGGATGAAATAATGCATACCAAAGAATATACATACATGAACTAATCGACTTACCAGATTGCCTACAAGCTAGCACAATCGAAAATCTGTTTTCTTGGAAATGCTTAAACATTTCTTTCTGATAAGGATACATCTTGAAAGGCGTTAGACCTTTATCAAGGTTAATTACCTTGCCATAAGTCTCGGCAAAATAGACAGGGTCTTTCATACACCGCTGATATTCAGCAATGTCTCCTTTAGTCCAGCCCTGTTGAACACCGTCTTTTTTGACCTGTGAATTACCGAGATAGGTATCGTTCACTTAATAAATCTCTTTGCTAGTTTATGGAGTGCATAGAACCAAATCCCGTTAATGATGGGTTCTACAATTGCATCAATAGCCGCTAACTCCATAGCTGCACCTGTAATTAACCAGTTGCAGATTGTAGCAATAACAATATGACCTAAAGTATAAATGATTGCTAATGCAATACTAGACTCGCCAATGAGTCTTTTAAGGAGTTTGAATATCCCCCTCGTCAGTTCTGTCATAATCATGGTCAATCACCTTTTCTCCATCTCCACGCAGCATCTTTTGTAACTCTGCTGTGGAACCTACAAATACATTCTGTGTAAGAGACTTTTGTTCCTCTGTCGCACCTTTAGCCTGAGTCACATTAATCTCTTGATTCTTTTTATGCATTGCCAATAAAGCATGTGCATTTTCTGATTGCTGTTTAATCATACCAGTCAAGACTTCAATAGCTCTAGGATGCTCCATTTCATCAGCAACACTTTTGGCAAGTTGAAGACCTTCCTCACCCTGAAGTAAAAGAGTGCGCAAAGTAGACCGAACAAGGTCTAGGTCTTCATCATAACTAGAATGAACACCTTCAGGAATATCTTTTTTTGGCACTATATTATTCATTTCTCTTTATTATCTTCCAATAAAGCAACTTTAGAATTTTGTGAATGGTCTTCAATTGGAGTTTCTTCGAATCCATACATTGCAGCACGAACTTCAGTGACCCTATGGTCATTTACTAATTCATTTGCTAGTTTATCGATAAACGAAATCTGCATACGATTATCCCAATGTTCATCCTCTTCTTCTTTCTGCACAAACTCTCTCAGAAGTTTTTGAATCTTACTTACGTTTGCACCAATCTGCTCAAGGAATTCCTGTTCACCTTTAGAGATATATCCGCCTTGTCGAATATCACGGATACACTGAGTAAGACTTTTCTTCATTTGATGCATAGGTTCTGCAAGTTCAAAGTCATGCTCATCAAAATTAGAAACTCTATTTTTAAGTTGTTCATAAATTTCATTAAGTGCAAGAACATCTTTCATTGCACCTTCGATCATAGCAAACCCCTCTCGCAAACCTTCTTTTTTCTGAGCAAGTTCTAATTTAATATCAACCTCTTCCCAATATTCTAAATCGCCTTTTTCTAATTTCTCTTCAAGTTTTTTTACTGCTACTTCATTACGAATCGTAATCCATTTTGCATTTTGAAGTGCTGCTTTTTTACCACTCATTTCTGCGGCAATCTGTCGCATATTATGAATATCAGAACTATGACTCATATTAATATGTTTCCATGTCCACTGTGTATGTGAACGATTCCAAATATTATGTAAATCATCTGTATTCTGAAAGGCAAGGTCAACTAATTGTGCATTTTCTGACACTGTTCGATTACCAAAACTTTCTACATTACCTAATACTGTATTAGCAAACACTCTACTCATAGGTAATTTAAATTCACTTTGAACAATCAAATCTTTATTCGAATGGATCTCTTCATATACTGCAATATCAGTTTTAGTATTATCGCTCATTATTTAGACTCTCTATGTGTATTTTTAAGTATTTATAAACCATTGCTTTTGATCAGTCATGGTGTTCTTTTGAACATTGATTTTTGTATATTCATAAGAAAATCATTATACATCTGGGAGTAATGCCACTTTGTTCCCATAAGAATATTCGTCATTAGGATTATTATCAAACCCCATAAGTTTCATTCGAGTAACATCAACATTATGATAATCTATAAGTTCATCTACAAGTTTGTCAACAAAATCAAATAGCATGGTAGTATCCCAAGAATCAGATTCCATTTCACTTTTGACATACTCTTGTAGCAACATAATTATTTTAGATGGATTTACACCAACCTGCTCAAGATATTCTTGTTCCCCCTTGGTGATAGTTCCTGATTGTCTCACATCTCTAATACATTGAACAAGAGATCTTTTCAAATGATTCTTTGACTCTTCTTTTTCAAAATCTGCTTCAGAAAATCCACTTACTTTGGATTTCAACTGTTCATATATTCCATTCAGCGCAAGAATATCTTTCATTGCACCTTCAATATATGACATACCTTCTGCTAATTGTTCCTTTTTTTGAGTAACTTCGACCTTAGCGTCAACTTCATCCCAATATTCGATTTTAGGATCTGAAAGTTTTTCCTCAAGTTTTTTGATCTCGATTTCTGTTTTTACATGGTTCCATTTAGCTTCATTTAATGCAGTTTTTTTACTGGCGATTTCACCTGCTATTTGTCTCATATTTTTATATGGTGAAAGGTAGGAAAGGTTAATATGTTTCCAATCCCATTGAGAGTGAGAATGATTCCAAATGTTTTGAAGTTCACCAACATTTTTAAGAGCAACATCTACCTTTTTGGTATTCTCTAAAAGAGTATTATCGCCAAAACTTGCTACATCTCCTACTGTTCCATGACCAAAAACTAAAGACAAAGGAACTGATAGTTGCTCTTGTGTTGCAATATCAGTATTCTGCCTTATTGTTTCGAATACTGTAATAGATGTATTCTTTTCATCACTCATAACTGAATCTCCTTAAATCATGATCTAAAATTAAATCAATTTCAATATAATTATATTCGTATTTATTTTAGACTTGTTGACCGGCCCCCTGCTTTCGGCCACTGGTCAAATCGCTTACATCTGTAGCATTTTGATCAGAGGCAAAAGAAAATTTTTGAATTACATTTTGTACACCGCTCGCGAACACCCCTCCTGAGTGATAACCAAAGTTTACCCCCGATTGACCTATCCCAGAATTTGTCGCAGCGGGCCCGGTGGGAAGCAAATCGCCTACATCTGCAGCATTTGTATCAGTAGCAAAAGGGAATTTTTGAATTACACCCGCCGATAAGGGGGGTCCCCCCCCTGTTACATAACCAGATACACCAGAAGATTGGCCGGTTGTACCAGAAGTATCTGTATCCAAATTACCTACAGGTGTAGCATTTGTATCAGTAGCAAAAGGGAATTTTTGGATACCGCTGTGGTGAGTATTGCCGCCCGAATAATAACCAGATTCAGTAGAGGAGTTTCCTGCAATCGGGCCGGTTCTGGCCACCGACGGTGAAGTCGTGTTCAAATTACCTACAGGTGTAGCATTTGTATCAGTAGCAAAAGGGAATTTTTCTATTACATATATGAAATCAGCTGAATTGACCGGATAACCCGGAGCAGCAAAATTTCTTGGAGCGGACCCACCTGATATATAACCGGAAACAGTAGAAGAGTTTCCAGTGCCACTGGCTCGAAAGTAAGACAAATTACCTACATCTGTAGCATTTGCATCAGTAGCAAAAGGGAATTTTTCGATTATGTTTTGTCTAGTGCCGTACCCGGGACCGAGATGATAACCACCTGCTGTGTAACCAGAAACTGTAGAAGATTGACCTGACACTTCATTACGAGCAGCACTTAAATCACCTACAGGTGTAGCATTTGCATCAGTAGCAAAAGGGAATTTTTCGATTATATTGACCATACCATTTGGCACCTGCGCCGCAGTCCCACCTGATACATAACCAGATGTAAACCCTTGAGCTTGTGAGGCATTGACAAATTTATATACAAATCTAGAAGAAACTAAAGTATATGCAGGAGATGAGACGCCTTCCCTAAGTGGATACGTTGAAGGGGCTCCTCCAGTTTCTGTAGAGGGTACAGCTTTGCGTGTTCTAAACCTCAATCTAGAACCAATTCTTCTAATTTTTAAACCACCACCATTAGAGTCAAATTCTAATACATTATTCGCTAACTTCGCACCTTTAATTCCCTGCCATAACCTTTGACCACCGATAATATCGACTTCATTGTCACCACCTGTATATGTTAATCTAGGGTCTCCATAAGGAATACTATCAAGCAAATTAAGATAATGTAAAACTCCACCTTCATCTTTTAATGAAAAGCTATGACTGCCTTGCGTAGCAGAATCTAAGATTTGAACAGAATGAATTTCGTCACCTTCATCTCCAGCATTAATGCTAAATAGACTTATAAGGTCTTGAAAACTTTGCAAAGGTGTATTCAGATTAATTGTTAATCTAGAACTTGTTATAAATGGAAATGCTCTATTTGGATCTCTCACAAGAAAATCAAATCCAGTAGAAGTTGAATCCACTGCTAAAGTAGAGTCCGTACCATCAAATTGATTGTTACTGTCAAAGTTGATAAAACTATTTCCAGCATCTCTAGTGATAACCAACATACCACCAGTAGTCAATCCACCAGCAGAGGCAATCAAATCACCTTGATTCGTAATTGAAGCGGGACTGATGCTATTATCAGAAATTTTACTTCCATCTAATCCATCTACAGTCTTCACAAAATCAGAGTCTACAATCAATTCGTTTTTTGCAGAATCAGTTAAGTCTCCGGCCTGAACGGACTTATTACCGATGATAACCTTTTGGTTAACAAATCTACTATTACGTCTTGCCATCTGATTGTCCTTTGAGCATTGATTTTTATATATTTATAAGAAAATCATTATCTAAATGGTTTTGGTCCATGAACCCAAATAACCAATGCCCAACGTTCTCCAGACTCAATAGGAGTAACACAGTGCGGCATATAACTTGGGAACATAGAAAGTGACCCTTGATCACGAATTGCTGTAAGTTCTCTGCCATGATCAGCGACTAACAAATCGCACCCTTTATAATCATTTGAGTCTGACAGCTGAACAGTAAACGAAATTTTACGAGTAGCAGAATATCCCGGACCAGCATCTACATGCCAATTATAATGACCCGGAATCTTTTCATCAGCACGATAATGAATTAACTGTAATCCATGAGAAATAGTATTCACATCATACTTAAAATGATCATGGTTAGCAACAGCAACAGCACGGCATACTTTTTCATGAACCCAACGCCATTCTGGTTCAGGCCAAATATTGTAAATATCTGCTGATCTAATTTCACGTTTTAGATTGTCGTCTGGTCCACCACCAATTCTTGCAGCCCCACCATATTGATTATCAGCAAAAGAAATAATCTTTGCACACTCTTCTTTGCTGAATACAATATCGGGGAAGTTCTCATGGTTCATACCAATATACCCCGGAAAGTGTTGTTCTTCTGGAGATTGTGGCAACAAGACTGCATCAAATGTAGGCGGTGAAATAATTGTACCAGAATTAATATTCTTATTCCCATGATCTGGATGAACAGAATTTTCTCGTAAATTTTGTCCACTTTTATCTGTGCCAAATTGTTTACGACCATCCATAGCATGATCTTTGTACGGGCCATTGGCATCTACATAATGCAAGAACACTTGAACCTGCCACTTACCTTTAAACTTAGGTCTCCAATGCTCTACGTCACAACCTTTGTAGACAGCAAGTTCGCCCACATCAAGATTGACTTGAATTTCTTTATGTTCATCAAAGAAAATTGGCCAAACTGTAGAGCTTTCATCATATCCTAAAGTAAGAGTAGCAGAAACTTCACAAGAAGGTCTGTCTTTATGTCTCTTCAGTTCTTCACCGGGTCTATAAAGTCGAGCATAAGTATATGTTGGAAGAAGTTTTTTGCCAACTTGCAATCCAATACCTTCTGCCATTTGAACAAGAAGATCATCAAAAACAGGATCGCCATAGACTGCGCCAGACAAAGGGCATTGGTCATCTTTTACAAGTTTGTCTTTCCGATCAAGATCAAACATATGATCTGTGAGTTGCTTACATTGCTCTTTTGTAAGAGCTTCTGATAAAACAACATACCCATTTTGCTCAAATGCATCAGCAGTCATTTTGTAATGTTCTTCAAGATTATTAATACCATTATTTGTATACATCAATCAATAGTCCTTTTAAAGTTATACTAAAACATCTTTCCAAGAAGTAGTTTCTTCATTCCAATTATATAGTGTTCCCATTCCAGACCCATCTCCATCAGGATAAGGCAGAGGTGGTTTCCATTCCCCATCATGACCAATAATCCAAGATGGATAAGGGTGAATTTTTGTATATGCAGTGATATCTATATCACCTGTTGCCTGAATGTTATCAGTAAGGTATGAAGGACTAACAAATTCAAATTCGTATATTTTTGTCCTATCTTCTTCTTCATCAAATCCACGAATATTATCTTTAAGTAAAGATAGTGATTCTTCAGTCAGGCATACTCCATCATGTTCTACAAAATTTATAGAATCATCCTCACCAATAATTATAAAATAGTTTTCAATATTCTCAAAAGAAATTTTTATTTGAATGGTATTCATTTAATTCTCGCCATTAATTTTTACCTTAAACTAAAATATTTTGCCAAATTCATTTTATCTGCAAAACCTTCTATTGAAACTGAGGGGATGCTTCAATGCCCCATATATCATTGGCAGTCGCTGGATGTAATGTTACAGATGTCTCAGATGCAAATGGAAACTCAAAGAAGTTAGCTGCTGGGTAGGGTCTAGGATCAGCAGGAGCATGGTCTCCAGTAGAGTAACCTTTAGCGTGACTACTATGTCCAGTCCCACCCATGCCATCATTACTTAAATCTCCGCCTGTAATGTACGCATATACCGCTGCTCCAGTGAACGGGAACTTCTGTCTTTTTCTTGCATCTGCATATACAGGGTCGCTGGGGGAGGCGCTAGTATTAGAAGGTGCCAGTGGTGCAAAGTTACTCGGGCCATAAAAAAGGTGACCAAGAGTATATCCATGAGTATCAGATTGTTGAGAGGATGATGCAGCCCCCCATTGATCGACGGCATCTCTTGGATGTAATGTTACAGATGTCTCAGATGCAAATGGAAACTCAACGAAGGTATAACCTGGATAAAATCTGGCTGTAATATCAGGCCTTAGTGTATTTCCGGTCGAATATCCTTTAGTAAAAGTGCTATGTCCAGTTCCACCAGTAGCATTTTCACCTAATAAATCTCCGCCTGTAATGTACGCATATTGCGCTGGACCATAGAATGGGAACTTCTGACGCCTATCATTACTAGAAGCAGTTGTTAGGGTCGGAAAATCCCGAAGGGTATTAGAAGGTGCCTGAGGATAAGCGGGGGCGGGGCTAATATATTTACCACCAGCAGTATATCCATGAGTATCAGATTGTTGCGCTGAAGCATTGCTACCCCATATATCATTGGCAGCCGCTGGATGAAATGTTACAGATGTCTCAGATGCAAATGCAAACTCAAAGAAGTTAGATGCTGGAAATTTTTCAACCTGATAAGGTATACCATCTCCAGTAGAGTAACCTTTAATAGAACTACTATGTCCAGCTCCACCAGTAGCATTTGAATTTAAATCTCCGCCTGTAATGTACGCATATTGCGCTGGTCCACTGAACGGGAACTTCTGTCTTTTATAACCCGCAGGATTTGTATCGGTATTAGAAGGTGCCGGTATCGGCAAATTAGTTGGAGCCGGAAGATTATAATAACCACCAGCAGTATATCCGTTCAAGTATCCTTGACCGGGAGAAACATGAGCAACTTTATATACAAATCTTTCTGATACTTTAGAGTAAACAGGATTTGATACGCCCTCTCCAATTGGACCTTCTGGTGCATCTAATTTATATGTCGAAGGTGCACCCCCTGTAATTCCAGAAGGGACAGACTTTCTCGTTCTAAATCTTAATCTAGATGCCACATTCCTAGTTGAGATATTGCTAGTTGCATCATGAGTAAATTCTGGTGTACTGTTCGCTAACTTCGCACCTTTAATCCCCTCCCATAATCTCCTACCGCTGATAATATCAACCTCATTGTCACCACCTACATATGTTAATCTAGGGTCTCCAAAAGGAATGCTATCTAGAAGGTTTAAGTAATGCAAGACTCCACTTTCATCTTTTAATGCAAAATCATGATTATTTTCTGTTGCAGAGTCTAAGATTTGGACAGAATGAATCTCATCTGTTTCCGTCGCAGCATTAACGTTGAAAAAATGTAAAAGGTCTTGCTGATTTTGAATAGGAGTGTTCAAATGAATTCTAATTCTAGAAGAAGCGTTTAATGGAATCGGACCTTGGTAAGTTGGAGCAGCACCTATGGGAGTTCTTGTGATAAAGTCAAATCCAGTAGGAGTTGAAAGTACCTCTAAACTAGAGTCTATCGCCTGAAACTGACTACTATCATCAAAGTTAATAAAACTATTTCCTCCATCTCTGGAGATGGTTAAAATCCCGCCAGTAGTCAATGCTCCCGTAGAGGAAACCAATTGATCTTGATCTGCAATAGAGGAAGGACTGATACTAGAGGCTGCAATATTACCACCTGGAAGGTTTTCTACAGTCTTTACGAAATCAGAATCAGCCCCTAACGCATCCCGTGCAGAATCGGTCAAGTCCCCCTCTTGAATAGACTTATTGCCGATAATTATTTTCTGATTTAGAAATCTACTATTAAGTCTCGCCATTAATAATACCTTTTTTAGTTATATTTATATGCTATCACCCTCACCTGGAACTAGGATTGTTTCAATAAATCCGTAATCACTATCAGGATGAGCATCTAATGGGTCAAGTTGCACAATTATACGTTCAAACAAGTTGTCCGAATCTGTAAGACTGTAAGAACCTATTGTTGGAACATCAGGGTCTCTAAAGTCAACAATTGCCTTACGGATAATAGAACTATCAGAAATAGGTCCATAGAAACTTGTTTTTACTTCAAAATCTAATGTATATATGATAGTTCTTCTGTTCTCTAATTGTCCCTCATAATCATCAGTATAAGAAATACCAATTAAAGAAATAGGAATATCTTCAGTTACATCTGGGTAATCACTAAACTGCTTCATTGTTACAGTATAGGATGGATTGAAGAACGGTAAAATTTGCTCTACAATCTGAATAGCATCTTCATTTGTCTTTGATAGAATATTTAACTGAAAATTAAGAATATAAGGTACAGAGGTAAAGAACTTTGTTCTTTTTGTTCTATCACCAGAAACATTCTTAGTAAAGTTATTTACTTTTGGTAACTGTCTAGTAGGGTCAAAATACATAGCACTAATCTCAAAAGACATTCTAGGAAGTCTCAATGCTACTTTTGCATCTTCTAAACTAGCAGTTTCTCTGATACGATCTAGAAACTTTTGCTTCGGTGCATAAGACAATGGAACTTTTAACTGACTGATAGACTCTCCAGAGGCATTTGTACGGATGACATGAAGATTATTGAATAGTGCTCCAAAAGTAGCGACAATCTTTCTGGTCTTTTCATGATAGAAATGCGTTCCAAACATTATGATGGTTCTCCAAATGGATTGCCTTCACTGAAGTCTAGAATATCATCAGCAAAGTCTTCAAAGTCATCATTCTGTGCATTGTCTTGCTGTAATAAATTATCTCCTACAGAAGCAACAGTGCGAGTAATGTTACTCGACAATCCTAAAATTGTTCCTGTTGTAAACTCCCTGAATAGACCATCAGGTGTAGAGATGTGTGCTACCGATAATTTATCACTATCAGCATTCCAGTCTACAATCTCTGCCTCTACAATTTTACCACTGCTATAAACTTGTCTAATCGTTTCTCCAATTTGAAAATCTACACCAGCACCCGGAGAAAGATTGAGAATAGTTGAAGCACCTAATACCTCAACATCATCTACAATTTCAAGAGAAGTGTCAAAGTCTTCGTCAGAGAATTCGAAGAGTTCAACTTCCATTCTATAAGTTGGAAGGTCAGACATTTGATAGAAAGGTCTATCGTCAATCACTCGCATGATTTCAAAGATTTGATTGGAAAGTGTAAGATAAATTAAATCCCCCTCTTGAGGTCTGTCATAGTCTACATGTTGACCAACTTCACGATTCCATCTCTTTCGGGAAACATGAAGTGTAGCACGATCTCTAATCTCTACACCAAACTTTGTAAAGAGTTCTTGATCTCCGTCAAATCCATCTAGATTCTCAAGATACATTTCAATTTGATATGCTCTATCAAACCGAGAAACTACATCTTCACCAAAGATACGATCTTCATTAACTAGTGTGCGGGGAATATACTGAACTTCTTGACCATAGATTTGCATAGATTCAATAATAATATTTTCATACAAATCCTGCTCAGATTGTACTGTTTGCGAAATGTATATGTTTCTCATAACTTACCCCAAAAAAAAGTCAACAGGGAGTTCGTAGTTTAACCTTACTTTTTCCTCTAATCGTTCTAATTCTTGAGTAGCTTCTTCATAGATAATACGTCCATTTAGAGTAACTCCACCCGGAAGTTGCATACCTTCAAACTTACTTAGGTTAGTTCCCCACTGCTGTTTGATTAATTGTGTCAGGTAGTCTTTTAAGAAAATATCATTATATACGTCTGTATAAGTTTCTCCATCTACTGTAGAGAATACCTCTAATACAATATAATCTCCGACATTAATCTCTTGTGTGGAAAAATCTCCATGAATATAAACACGATTTTGTAAACGATTAAATGTTATCTGTGGATGTCCAGTCAACTTCATTTCAATTAAAGAGATATACTGTCTCATTTGTTCATAATAAGCAAGGTCTCCAATAAATGTATTTAAGTCATAAATCTCATTTAAAGACATTTGATATTTGAAATCAAAAAAGTTTCCAGATGTTGTCCCGGAGGCAGTAATAGGGAAAAGTTTCTTTACAAATACAATATTGTCAGAAACTTCTATATATCCGTTATTTGCATCATCAGAAGTAATCTGATGTTTCAGATAAGTTTTAACTACAGCATCAGAGTTATATTCTTGAAAAAATTGTAAGGCATCATCAAGTCGGTCCTCCAGTTGTTGATCGTCAACATTAATTTCAACAACTGGAGCTCCAAGTTTTCGTAGGCAATGATTTATTAGTTCAACTCTTGAGGATGGACTAGCCATTCATTTCTTCCAACTTTGCTTTAACTTCATTAAGTTCTTGTTTTAACTCTTGCACTGCTTTCACTAAGACAGGAATTACTGTTTCAGGTTTCAGCATCATTGTTTGTTCTTCATTATCCTTAGTCCATACAGACTGAGGAATAATTTCACTAATCTCTTGTGCAATGAAACCAAGTTGTTCGCCTTGCATCGATCTGTTATCTGGAGAGATAAACTCAAAGCTTACAGGATTCAACTGCTGAATAGTTCCGGTTGCATCCATAGTCAAAGTATTCACGTTCTGCTTATATCTAGCATCAGAAAGCACACCTTGACCCTCAGAGTCTGAAAGAGTAATTACTGTTTGATCAACTGGGTTACCGACAAAAATATCAAGAGTATTAGAATCAAGAGTGTAGTAGAGAGGTTGGAAGATACCGCTATCAGCAGCAGGAGCAGTTGTTACTGTTCCACCAGCAGTTCCAGCAAGGTAGTAGTAAGAGTGTGGAGTTAAGTTTAACCCATGTCCACTTACATCAAAGATACCAGAGGAAGCAACACTAATACCTACACCTGCTTGAATGTCTGTTACAACATGGGAAGCAACATTATCACCAGTAGAGTCATAGTCAGCACCTGTCCACTTAGAAGTGGTTGTGTTATAGAAGACTGGAGAGCCAACTACTAAACCACCTTCTCTCTGTGCAGAGTCATAGAAGAACCCTTCATCATAATTACCATCAACATAGATGTTACCGACCATTGCTGCATGGTTCGTGCAGTAGTATCTGAGTTTATTAGGTGCATCCATTGGGACAGTAAAGTCATAAATGTAAGGACCAGTACCACCAATTTGACCGATTGCATTCCATCCAGATGTGTAAGCATCATTATTATTAGCATCAGCATCTGCGTTTCCAATTGCAAGTGGATGCGCACCGCCATTTGTAACCTTAAATCTGTAAGTCTTACCTCTAGTTAAGAACAGATCGGGGTTGTCATTTGCTTGTGTTGGGAAACCATCACCTGTAAAGTGGTAATAATTACTATTACTATTACCTACAGTAAAGATTGTTTCTGCTGGTCTGCGCAGTTCGATATAGTCAGAGTCAATACTGCTAAGAGCCTCTTCAAGACCATTAATATCTTGCTGCCTTAACTGTGGAATCAGATCAGAGTCAAATGCATCACCACCATACTTAATGTCTGGTGCTTCTAATACGGGAATGCGAGCAGAGTCAATAGTTCCTGTAAGTGCTGATGCAGCAAGACTACTCAATCCACTACCATTACCTGTAAAGGTACTTGATCCAATATTAATGTTGCCAAAGCCAGTGTTAATACTACCAGAGTTTAATACTCCTGTTCCAGTAATACTACCTTGGTGCTGTGTAACGTTCGATGCAGCAATACGAGTATCAGCAAAAGTGCCGGATGTAATGTCTGCGGAAGATAGAGGTGGAATTAAGTCAGAGTCAAAATCACCACCACTAAATGCATTAATAAACGAAAGTGTCACTCTACCATCAATTGCAGTGTTTGCTCGAGCAGTGGTAAAGTAAAGGTTAGTAGTGCCTTCAGGTAAACTGTCTGTGTTACCAAATTCTCCATTCGATCCAACTAAGTTTCCGAGTGTCACATCAGTTGATGGTGTTACTCCAGTTTGCTTTAATTTATTGATATTAATCGCATTATCGGCAATTACAACACTGTTTGTTCCTGCATCAACACTCAGAGCACCAGCTACTTTGATCGCTAAATCGCCATCAACAAACTGTAAACCTGAAGAGGAAGGTTTTAAATCTATAGAGAGAGTATTACCAACCTTTTCTAAACCATTCCCGGGTTCAATAAATCCAGCACCCGAGAAGTGTGTCCAGATAATATCAGTAGTACCGATAGTTGTAATTCCAGAGTGAGATGTTACATACCCTTGACTCTGATTCTGTGTGCCGTTTTCAACGAATACAAATACACCACCACCAAGTTCAGTGCTCGAGTCTGCATCAGTTGTACGTTCAATTTCTGTAGAACTAACATACCTATAGATACCATTTTGCAATTTACTTGGTTGGTCTTTAATCAGAATTCTGTCATTGAGAGTAAGAGCAAAGTTATCAATAGAGTCTAAGGCACCAGTAAATGTAAGGTTTGCACCTACACCAGCAGTTCCATTCGAATACGAAATAGTGCCAATTCCAGGTATTGCGCCAAGACTATCAACAGTTGCTGCTTCAACAGCATCTTTAACTGTAAGTCCTTGAGAGGTTTGGTCTACGTATGCTTTTGTAGCAGCATCATTATCGACTACAGGTCGAGCAAGGTTTCTAATTCTTCTATTGACTAAAGACACACCCGTTGGCTGAGAAATAATTAAGTAGTCGGAATCAGCAGTATCATGAATAATAAATCTAATACCACCTTCTGTAGCATGAGCATGCGAATGAATAGTAAGTCCATTTTGTGGGTCACCTGAGAAGTGTGCTACTTCTTCACCATTTTCAGAGTCAAAGATATTAA